TTGGTAACTTGTACTGCTCTCAAGTCAGCAGACACACCAGATTTACCTGCATACTCCCAATCATATTTAGAGTATAATACATTTACATCTGAACCATTACCAATAAGAGTACCCATCATGGTTCTCTTTTGAGCATCAACAATCTCTGGAGCTTTGTTCATGTTACCATCTTTTCTTCTAACCTTTCTTTTGATAGTAACAAAGTCTCCTCTGTCATCACCCTTATTCTTAACATTTAGACCATCAGCTTGAGCAATCTTTTTATTCTTTTCATCAAGATTACCAACATCAACAGTCCAAACTCCATCAGAATCAAACGTAGTATTTGGGCTTGTAATGCTTGCCCAATAAGCTTTTCCTTTTAGTACACTCATATGTGTATCCTTTCTATATTTTTGTTAATAAAATTAAATTATATCATAGAAGTATTATCAAAGTCAATACCTTTTTTCCAAATAAATGTATTTTTTAAATCAATTATTTTACACATTTCTATTCTAGAAATTAAATCTTTTTTACCTTGATAACTTCTTCCCCAAACTTTATAGTTTGCATCTCTAAAACTTAAAACTCTGTCTGTTATATCAACAACATCTTCACACATGTTTATAAGTTCTTTAGTATCTGCAAATACAAAATCTTTTTCACGTTCAAAAACAATATAATTAGCTTTACTATAAAGCCAACCTGAATCTCCCATAGTATTTTTGAACTCCACTACAGTCCATAAGTCATCAAAACCTTTTGACTTATCTGTTCCTGTTCTTCTAGCTTTTATATCTACTGTAAATGTTTCACCTTCCTTTGTTAAAATTAAATCAATATGGTCATACATATTTTGTTGTGCAGAAGCAACCTTTGTTTCATAACCTCTCCTAATTGCTTCATCAACAAACAAGTTTTCTACTGCAGTACCACGTTTAATATAGTCTTTGTGGTCTTTTCTACCTACAAACTCTTTTACTAATGCGTTTCTGCCCATGTTGTACCTTCCTTCCATTCATTGTCTAATGGACACTTCATTTGTAATTGTTGCTCTGTATCTTTCATAGCATCTTTGGTAATACTACCAAACTTTTGAACATCTTTTTTAGCAACTTCATACTGATATTCGTCATGTATAGATGCAACTAACTTAGCATCTACTCCTGTAGACTGAATACGTTTATTCATATTGACTAGCCATAGTTTACATACTACTGCTCCTGCTCCTTGCAATAATGTATTTAATGCAGCATGTGGAGAACGTACATGTAATAATCTACCATCAATACCTCTTATCTTACCTCGCATACCTGCTTTTGTAACACCATCTCTAACTCTTTTGAGAGCAGGCATATTAGATAAAAACCTGTCAATTAATTGTTGTCCTTCTTTTGCACCCTTACCAACTATCTTACCTATTTTACTAGCACCTGCACCATACATAAAAGCATATATAAATGTCTTAGCTTGGTCTCTATCTGTAAGACCTGCCATTTTCATATTAGCTGTATGTATATCTCCTGTTAAAACTTCATCAGTAAAATTAGCATCATTCATAAGGTGTGCAAGACAACGTAATTCTAAACCACTTGCATCTGTTCCTACAATGGAATGAGTGTAAGGATTTTCAACAGTCCAACATTCCCTACACTCTTTACCATATGGAGAACGAACAGCAGGTATCTGAGCCATGTTAGGACTATGATGTGCCATACGACCTGTTACAGTCTTTAGAGTAAGAACTTTACCATGTACTCTATTATCTTTGTCATCACATGCTTCTATCCATGACTTGATTTGTGCTATTCTTTTCTGAAGTAACAAGTACCTAGAAATCTTTTTAGCTTCTGGTAAATCAATACCATCTAATACTTCTTCATTAACAATAACATTACCTTTATCTGTATGTTTTTTAGGTTTCCAACCTATCTCCATGAGCCTATCAGCTATCTGTTGTCGTGAACCTATATTGAAAGGTATATATTTTGTTTTTGTTTTTAAATCTTTTCTTGTTGGGTCAAAATGTATGCGACCCCACTTTTCTAAATCATTAGCTTCATCTAGTAAAGTATTGTGTAAACACATAGCCTTCTTTACATCAAGATAAAAACCATTCTTTTCTTGTTGGTCTATAATAACTCTTACTTGATGTTCCATATGAATAGAAGACTTAGAAAAACCTTTACCCTCTGTCTTTAAATGATTGTATAACTTGTGTGTTATATCTACATCTTGTTGACAATACTTTCTTAACTCGTGTGTATAATGAGCAAAGTTTTCTATAGAACCTTTAGGAAATTTAAATCTATCTCCCCATGCTCCTAGTCCATGACCACCATCTCGCATAGGATTAAATAACTGTGATAGTATTAAAGTATCTAACACCTGTGAAGGTTTAATAGAAGTACCTAATAATCTATTTAATACAGGAGCATCAAAAGATAAACCATTGTGCATAATATATTGGTCAATATTTTTAGACCAATTTTTAAATGAATACATATTACTTGGGTCAAATACTGTATATACATTTGTATCCATATTTTTAGCTACAATACAATTAACTACACTAGCATTTAGTTCGTCTGTTTCTATATCAAGAACAACTTTCACAATCTTTCTCCTCTTTTCCACACCAATTACAAGGCTCACCTTTTCCTACTGCCATTTCAGTTTCTTCTTCTTCACAATAATGCTCCCACATTTCTGGTTCTTTATCATCACTAAATAAAACTTTGTGTGCTTTTACTATCATTCTTTTTTCCTTAAATGTTAACTCTCTTGGTTTATAAACTATTTTGCTTTTAACCATTCTTTGTGTCCTTCTTCCCAACTTGGTTTATCTTCTTTTTCTTTGTGACCCCAATATACTAAATGAAAAGCATCACAATTAGGACAAGATAAATTGGTAACAATAGCATGGTCTTCATCATCTTCACAGTCATGGTCTCCACCCCATATTAGTTCTGTTCCACAATTATAACATCTCATTAGAAAGGCACCTCTTCTGTATTATTTTCTGCATTATAGTCTACTTCGTAAGGATTGTCAATCTCTTTCATACGACCTGTCTCTTTGTTATAATGTAGATGTGTAGCTATACCTGTATCTCCTGTGTATCTATTCTTTAATATTCTTAGTGTTGTTGTATTAGCTTTTACGTCATCAGTATCTTGCTGATTTCTTTCTAATCCAATTACACCATCAGATAGATGAGCAATACTCGCACTACCACGTAAGTGTGAAAGTGTAATCTCTTTACCATCTTCGTGTCCTCTATCTCCTGCAGGTCTACGCAAGTGTGATACCAATAACATACCAATGCCTGTTTGTTCTACAAGACTTCGCAGCTTAGTCATCAATACATCAATGGACTTTCTCTCATCTCCTTCATCTTGTCCAGATACAAGGATAGATAAATGGTCTATAAAAATCCATTTACATTCTAATGCTTGTGCCATGTATCTAACTCTAGATAATATCTCATCATTATCTATAGAGCCAAAGTGGTCAAAAGCATGAAACCTATTTGTACCAATGGTCTTATCAAACCATTCTAATATTTGTTCTTCACTATAGTTTTTACGAACTTCATTAATATATAATCTAGCATTGGCTTCAACTGACATAATATTAAATACTGTATTCTTTGTATTTTCTTCTAATGCTAATATACCTATATTGTGATTTGTATTCTTGAGTAAATGATGCATCATCTCTCTCATAATAGAAGACTTACCCATACCTGCACCAGACGTAAATGTAATTAACTCACCTGTTCTCATACCATAAGTCTTATCATTTAACTTATGCCAAGGATATGGAACTGTTTCACAATAATCTTCTTCAAATAGTTTTGAACGAAGACTACTAAGATTTACAATACCTGCAGGTGTATATGATTGTGCGTTCCACCATGCTTGTGAAAACTTTTCTCTCTTACCCATCTTTAAATATTCATTAGCATCTTTAAATTCCATATTCATAATCTTACATTTGTTAGGACTAAACAACTGTGCTACTTTCTCACTAGCTTCTCTACCTTGTTTATCCATATCAAAAGATATAACTATGTTCTGAAAACTATCTAAATATTCAAATGCTTTTTTACAATCTCTTAGTGCTGAACCTGCACCTGTTTTTACAGATACACATGCCCATTTACTACCTAATAATTCATAGGCAGACATAGCATCTACTTCACCTTCAGTTATAGTAATATATTTACCACCACCTGTAAACAAATTCTGTCCAAACAAAGTAGCTTCAGTTATATTTCCTTCTACCCACATATTCTTAGTGGCAACATCTCTTACTTTGTTTCCTATGTTAGCACCACTCTCATTATAATACTTATAAATATGATGTGTATTCATACTACCATTTACTTTTACACTTGTATTATATTTTTGTGCAGTTTCTTTGCTAATATTTCTTTCTGTCAATGCACCTGTTGTACCTACAGTTTTTATAGCACTTTCTGTAGGCATAGGCACTACTTTTTCTTGTTGCATATTCTCTCCAAATCTAGTGTTACAGGAAAAACAATAACTGTAACCTTCAGAATGTTTAACATTCCCATCACTTGAACCACATTTAGGACAAGCACCCCTGTCTAGCCATCTTTTTTCCATAATTCCCCTATCTTATATTATAAAATGTATTTAGTCAATATCAAAAGAACTATCATATAATCTTTTGTATGCACCTATATCAGACTCTGCTCTTTCTTCTATATCTTTTTTAGCTAACTCCATAGCTTCAAAAGGTTCATAGCCTTCTTCTAGATATTCATAGTATCTTTCTTTAACTAACTCTTTCATTTCTTGTTTTAACAAATTCATCTTTCTTCTCTTATAATGAAATTAAATAAAATAAAAAACTAATAAATAAAATTACAGGAAAAATATGATTGACCCATAATTTTTTTTCTTTGCTTTTTTTAAACCACTTACCTGTAGCTTTTAATCTTCTTTCCCTGTCTTTACTCATCTTTAATATGACTTGCATCTGGATTATATAATCCTTTATTAGGTTTATTTTTATCCAACTCTTCTTGTAACTGTTTAATTCTTATATAAGCATAACGAAGTTGTTCTTGTAAATCCCTAACATTCTTTTTTAATATTTCTATTTCACTCATTGTACTGTCATTATTTGAACCCAATCATCTACAAAGGGTTTTAATATTATTCCTCTTTCATCATAAAGTTCTTGCATAAAAACTTTTGCTTCTCTTTTATTTTTAAAATACATAACTTTACCATCTTCTTCTTCTAGAATGTCAGGTAATTCTATATTATTAGGATAAGGTAAAGCTAAAACATACATATCTTTTCTCATATTATTTTTATTATACATTAGATTTCCCATGTAGTCAATACCCAACATAAGGTACAATAAAACACAGAAAATACCATACTAAAATACTTATAAATATCTGCAGCATTTCTTTATTTATGTTTATCATTTTTAATACTCCTCTCTAAGTCCTTGTTTTGTTTATATAATTCGTAATTAACTTTGTTATCTCTAAGCATATCAAATAAACTATTTAATATAGTTTTTTTAGAAGGTCTTTTACTAAAGTGTAACTCTATTACTACTTTATATTTACTCATCTTTATCTCCAGAAATAGCACCTACTAATGGTATTATTTTTGCAGTAGGCTTTGTTTCTTCTACTAGCTTTAGGTCTGGGTCAAACTCTATCTCTGGTGGAAACATAAACTCTTCTAGTTCTGTAAACCCACCTATGTGTAAAAAGATTTGTGGCACAGTCTTATGTCCTGCTTCTCTAAATCTTTTTATCTTAGGTAGATTATCTAGCACTCTCTCTTCATATATCTCTCCTGCTTCATCTAGTAATGCCTTTGCTTTGACACAATACTCGCAGTTCTTTTGTGTGTAAATAATATATTTAATCATCTATTAAATCCTCCTCTCCTTCTTCCATTTGATATTGTGCATCATCTCCATACTCAGTACCTTCAAAGGTAGCTTTACCATCTTTGTCTTTATAAGTTTCTCCTTCTTTCATTTCTACTGACCATGCTATATCTTGCATCTCATGATAGGTTAGTTTCTTATTAGATTCTACTTTATAGTATCTAGTGTCTACTGTCTGCTCACTAAATCTATATGTGTATTTATATTCTTTACTCATCATCTTCCTCCTCTAAATCACCCCAAGTATCCCAATAAAAAGCTAGTTGATTATTTTGTATTGCATCTATAAATTTTTGTTTTGCTATTTCTTTTGCTTCATCTGTAAGTTCTGTAAATCCTTCTACATGAACTCCTGAATCTATATATACATCAATACCTTTACTCATCTGCTAAGTCCTCCTCTCCTTCTGTAATCTCAGAATCTGCACTACCAATTTCATTACCATTATAGGTAACTACTGCAATAGAACCATTATCTAATGGGACTTTGTGTCTATCTCCATATTCTTGACAATCTCCAACCACTTCATATATCGCATCATATACTTCATCTCGTGTAAGTTTTTTATCACACTCTACAGAATAAAACCTTACATCTCTTGACCACTCTTGAAATCCATATGTGTATTTACTCATCTGCAAACTCCTTTTCTGTTTCCATTCTAAGTTTCATATTAATAACTTCTAGCAACATACTTGTAGCTACATTATGACTAGGTGCAGTATCATATGCAAGGTCTGCTGTTTGCATTTGCATAGCCATTATCATATTAGGTACAGATACTCTATCTTTTAACTCTTCGAACATATCAATAATATATTCTCTTGCTAAATCTATCTGACCCTCATCATTAAGTTTCCTTACTGTCATAATATTTCTCCTCTATATCTTTTAGTCTTTTGATATACTCTATAATCTCTTTATGTGTATATCTCTCTAGACCATTTTCCCCTATTAGTTCTCTATATATTTCTTCAATCTTTTCTCTACTCATCTTCACTCTCCTCTATACTAGTTATGTAAAACTCCTCGCCATTATGTGTAAACAATCTTTCTGGATTGTTATCTGCTTCATAAGTGCGACCTCTATCTTCTGCACTATCCCTATCTTTAGAATTTATTTCTTTTTTATAGTGCAAAACTTTTTGTGCGTATATGATGAACTTAGCCATCTTGCATTTCCTTTGTTTCATATTTAACAAACTTTAATTTCATTCTATCATCAGGATTAGGAAAGTCAATTCCAAAATGCTCCCATATCTCTATCATCTCATCTCCATAGATGTATACCCAAGTATTCTTCTTAGGTTTCTTTTTAATCTTAGATTTAGTTGGCATCTCTAATCTCCTCATTAATTTTTTGCAATACTACATCTAAATTATTTTTTTTAAGTTCACAAAGTAATTTTATACTATCGTCAGCTACAGATAAATCTTGCTCTATCCACTCCTTCTCTTCAGCTTTCCAATCTTTAACATCTTTATCTGTACCAAATGAAATAGTATATCTACTATCTTCATAAACTTTTCTAATATATATTTTACTCATTTTAATTCTCCTTTGATATAGGAAACCATTTTATAAAACCTTTTGTTGAATATGTATACTTCAATTTTGCTTTGTTGTCAACATATATAGCAGTAGTTTTATCTTTATACTTTAGTTGCATATCACAACCTAGCATATGCCATAGTCCTTGATGCAGTTCCCAATGCTGTGTTGGTGTTAGATTACGTTCTTGTCCCATATAACTTGTCCTTTCTTAATTAGTTCCATTACTTCTTCTTTGGTTGCAGAAGGTTTATGCACCTTCCAATTACCTTTCTCATTAGGTAATGTTTCTACAACAAAGTCACCATCTGTATTGTGTCTGAAGATACCCATATATAGTTCTTCTACAATCTTTACATATTCTTTCTGAGTATACTTAGATACATCTATCTCTTGCACAAGTGTAGCAAAGTGTTGTACGTTTACTTGTTTAAATCTTTTGCTCATTCTCAATCTCCTTTTTAAACATTTTTGATAACTTAGTAAAAGGTATTTCTTTTACATTATTTATATCAGTATCATTAAGATGAATACCAAACTCTTCAAGAAAGCCTTGCTTTAATTG